AGATTGTGGAACTCTATCAAGCCTTTGAGGATAGCGTTCTTGTGGATATTGCGCGTCGGCTCGGCAATCTATCTTTCGCGGCGGCGGCGTGGCAAGTACAGCGGCTTAGTGAATCAGGTCTGCTCTATAAAGACATTCTAAAACGTCTTGCCGTTCTTACGGGACAATCTGAAAAGGTCTTGCGTGAGATATTCAAGCAGGCGGGAGTAAAGGCTATCGCCTTCGATGATCGTATCTATAAAGCCGCCGGGTTATCCCCTGCCCCTCTCAGCCTCTCCCCTGCCATGTTGCAAACGCTTATCGCGGGCATCAATAAGACACAAGGGGCGATAAACAACCTTACCATGTCAACGGCGATTGCAGGGCAGCAGCAATTTATCGAGGCAAGCAATCTCGCATATATGCAAGTTTCTAGCGGCGCGATGGATTACAACCGGGCAATACGGCAAGCCGTGAAAAACGTCGCCGCGCAGGGATTACACGTTATCCAGTTCAAGAAAGGTCATGATTTGCTGGACGTTGCCGCGCGGCGCACGGTGCTAACGGGCGTATCACAGACGGCTAATCAATTGCAGATCCAACGGGCTGACGAAATGGGGGCGGATTTAGTTGCCGTGTCCGCGCATATCGGCGCACGTAACCACGGCGTCGGACCTATGAATCACGCCTCTTGGCAGGGCAAGGTTTACAGCCGTTCCGGCACGTCGCAGAAGTACGGCAACTTTGTAGAGATTACCGGATACGGGACAGGTGAGGGATTGGGCGGCTGGAATTGCAGACATTCGTTCTACCCCTTTTTCGAGGGCGTATCTGAGCAGGTCTACGGCAAAGCGACATTGCAGGATTATGCCGACAAGAAGGTTGCTTACAACGGCAAAGAAATCAGTATATATGACGCGACGCAGAAGCAGAGGGAAATCGAGCGGGCTATCCGGTATTTCAAACGTCAAGCTATGGCACTTGAAGCCGCGAAACTGGACAGTACAAGCGAAAGAGCAAAGGTATCTTTTTACCAGGGCATGATGAGAGATTTCATTAAGCAGACAAAACTTGACAGGCAGTATGTCAGGGAGCAGGTGATTACATAATAAGCAACAGAGGAGAAGTAGTGTCACGCTACCACGTCGCCGCTTCTCCTCTGTTTCGGGGGTGCAATTTCATTGTAGCATTTTTTGAAACGTGGTAGAATAGCAATCAGTAAATAAAACGTGGTAGCCGTTCTGACAACGATTGTCAGGGCGGCTTTTTGCGTTTTAATCGCGATCCATCAATGCTAAAGGGATGGGTATCAGATGAAGCCAACCATCTAAAACGGCTAGATACGAGGGAGAAAGAAAGGAATAAGCAAACCATGAAGAAAGAGGATTTGATTGCACTTGGCGTTACCGAGGAACAGGCTGACAAAATCTTTGCCCTACACGGCAAAGGGATTGCCAAACTGCAAGCCGACGCCGAAACCGCCAAGACCGAAGCGGAAACACTCGCCACTCAATTAACCGAAGCCAACAAACAAATCGAGTCATTCAAAGGAATGAACATCGACCAAATCAAGGCGACGGCAGACGAGTACAAAACCAAGTTTGAAACCGCACAGACCGAACACGCCGCGCAACTGTTGAAGATCAAACAGGATAACGCACTCGAAAAGGCGTTGAAGGAAACGTACAAGGTTGCTGATTTGGTTGCAGTCAAGGCGCATCTGAAAGCCGACGGTATCAAGTTCAACGAGAAAGACGATTCGTTTGTCGGGCTGGAAGAACAGATCAAGCCTCTCAAAGAAACTCACGGCGCTTATTTCACAGACGACAAAACCCCTGTCATTGTGGCAGGCGGACAATCTCATTCAGTCATTGGCGACCCGGTAATCAATGCGGTACGACAAGCCGCGGGACTATCTGTCACCAAATAAGGATAAATCAAAATGGCTAACTCAATTGCGTTGGCTGCAAAATTTCAGCCAATCTTAGACGAAATCTACAAAGCCGCGTCTGTGACTGCGGTTATGGACACACCATCCAAGCCTGTCTCTTTTGCGGGCGCGAATGTTGTAAAGGTGTTCAAGACCAGTTTGGTCGGTATGGGTACGTACTCCCGCACGACCGGCTACCCCGTTGGCGACGTTACCGGAACATGGGAAACTTTGACCCTGGCGACCGAGCGCGGGCGTGAATTGTTCTTGGATCGTGAGGATGACGAGGAAACGCTGGGAATGGCGTTTGGTACATTGGTCGGTGAGTATATGCGGACGATGGTTATCCCTGAAATCGACGCATACCGCTTTGCCAAGTATGCTTCTTGGTCAAGCATTTCGACCGTAGCCGCCGCAACCCTGAGCGCTTCGACTGTCTTGGCAGCTATCGACGCAGCCAATTTGCAGATGGATGAGGACGAAGTACCTGCCGAAGGTCGTCAGCTCTTTGTCTCCGCAACAGTCAACAGCTACCTCAAGGCGGCTGTTACTCGTATCCTTCAAAACGAAGGTGCTGCAGATCGTCGCCTGAAATCTCTTGACGGCGTGAACATTATCCCCGTCCCTCAATCCCGCTTCTACACAGCGATTGACCTTGACGCGGGTGCTTCTGCTTCTGCTGGTGGATTTGCAAAGGCAGGATCAGGCAAGGACATCAACTTTATGTTGGTCCACCCCTCTGCGTTGATCCAAGTCAAGAAACATGACAACCTCAAGTTGTTCGATCCTGATACCAATCAGGACAAGGATGGCTGGAAGGTACAGTACCGCGTCTATCATGACGCTTTTGTTCAAGAGAACAAAGTCAAGGGCGTTTTCCTTCACAAGAAAGCAACTTAAGGCGGTGTGATATGACAAACCAAATTCGTGGTTTAGATTGGGCGCAGCATTTTGGCAACAGCCTCGACCAGGCACAACCCGCCTCCTCGGTCACTTCCTATTTCGTGGATACCGTCAATGGCTCCGCGTCGGGCGACGGGCTTTCGTGGGCAACTGCCTTCAATACGATGGCTCTTGCTTTGTCCGCTGTTCAAACAGGCGGGCATATTTACTTCCGTGGCGACGTGCGCGAAGAATTGACGGGTTCCAACCTGAAATTCGACGTGACCATTGAGGGCGTCGGCTCGCTTCATCATGCCGACCTACCCGCCGCGGGCTATCATCCCGGCGCTTCTGCATGGCGACCGCCTGCCTCCCCCACTACGGCAACCCCGCTTTTGAAAGTTCGCGGGCGCGGCTGGAAATTCATCAACATCATGTTTGATTGCCCTGTGGATCATGCGGCAGTCAAACTTGAGCGCAACGCCGAAGCTGGAACCGCAGAGTATGACAGTTCCCACGCTTCATTCATCAATTGCCTTTTCCGTCAAGGGAAATGGGGCATCTATGATGAAAGCGGTACGCACAATGTGACAGTCGAGGGCTGTAAGTTCTTCATTATGTCCGAGGCGGCTATCAAGTTCGGCAATGTCGCCGTGATTGCTCTGCCTCTGATGTGGACGATTGTAGGTAACGTCTTTGTGAACAACGGCGCGGCTGGTGGAAACGCAAGCCCCATTATCAGCCCGTTTACCTCCACAACGATCAAAGATAACGTATTTGGCACGGTGACTTCAACGGCTAAATACGTTGACCTGACCGGCGGAAATGGCAACGTAGTCGCCAAGAATATTTTAGGCGGCGTGTACGACACCAGCGATTATGTTGCTGGCACGTCCGATTTATGGTTACAGAACGCGGTAGCCGTAAAAGCCACAACTGCCCCCGATGGTTTGACCCTCGCTGCACCTGGCGCATAAAGAAAGTTGGGGCGGTAGAAATACCGCCCCTCTCCTATTATGACAACCGCTTACGCCGACTACACCTATTATTCAGCCACATATTTGGGCAACTCCATCACAGAGGCAAACTTTCCGCGCCTCGCCCTCCGTGCGTCTGCCGTCATTGACCAGATCACATTTAGCCGCGCCGCGACCGACACAGACAATACCGACGCTATTTCGATGGCATGTTGTGTCATTGCCGAACAGATCCAAACTGTCGAGGCGGAAGGCAGCGCTGACGGGATACAAAGCGAATCAATCGGGTCCAACAGTGTGACCTATACAGATAACTCTTGGAAGCAGAAAACGGCGACCGAGAAATATATCTCTGTGGCCAGTGTGTATCTTGGCTCTACCGGGCTTATGTTCCCCGGTTTTGCGGATGGTGAGTATTCAGGCGATCCCGATGAGGACTAATACCGGAATTACCGTCTACAACCGTTATATTGTCTCTGGCGTGGAAACATGGCAGAGGACACAGATACCGGCTGTTGAGTGGGAAAACCGCAAGGCGTCAAACACCCTTGCGTCTGGCGGCAACATGGCGTCAGATAGCGCCTCGATATTCATCCCGTTTCTATGTAGTGGACATGAGAACTATGCCGCGCCGAAAGCGTTTCAGGCGCTTGTTTCCAAGTCTGGTAAATGGACACTCCAGATCGGGGATTTTGTCGTCAAGGGTTTGGTAACTGATAGCGTTGGGGTGTCCTTTACCATGTCGCAACTGAAAGCGAAGTATGACGACTGTTTGCAGATTTCAAGCGTTGACACAATGGACATGGGTTCTCTAAGCCTGCAACATTGGAAGGTGTCGGCAAAATGACCCCGCCGATTATTGAAACTCCTCGCGGCGTGATTGTCGTTACTCCCAGCGGCAAGGCGGAACTGAAGTTCAATGCTCATTTTCGTAACCGCTGGCAGTCCAATTACAGCGACGCGCAAAAGTACATGGATAGCGCC